GGAGTTTGATCTGACTTATACGATGCGTTCTGTCGGTGAATATATGAGAGACCAAAAACAACGTAAAGAACTTTTATTGATGAATTATAATAAAACTCCAAAAATCCAATTTAATTTTGATGGATGTTATAATTACAATAGATTAAAAAGTGAGGGATTAGTTGATGCCTGAATTGAAGGACTGGTTGAACTCGATCAATCAAACAAAGAAGAACCTGATTGATGAAGATCCTTCAACTGAGAAGGGGTATGCTCCATATATTATTAATCGGTGTCTTTCTGGAGAAATTGATTGCATTATGTTTGTGAATGAATTGAATCAGTATCATTTTCTTCCTAAAAAAATGCAATATGACTTTCTTATAAATATTCTGAGGGTTAAAAGGAGATATTCTCCTTGGCTCCGTAAAGATAAAATCGAAGATCTTGATATTGTCAAGCGTTATTATGATTATAGTAATGAAAAGGCACAGCAGGCTTTGAGGATTCTGACAAAAGAGCAACTAACATTTATTAAATCGAAATTTGAAACTGGAGGAACAAAATGAGTGTCGTTCAAGAACCCACTGTACAATGGTCGCCTGATATGATGATAGAAGTCATTCTGAATGAACCAGATGATTTCTTAAAAGTTCGTGAAACTTTGACTCGTATTGGAGTTGCCTCAAGAAAAGAGAAGAAACTTTATCAGAGTTGCCACATTCTTCACAAGCAAGGTCGTTATTTTATTACACACTTTAAAGAACTTTTTGCTTTGGATGGCAAACACGCAAACTTAACTGTAAATGATATTCAGCGTCGTAATCGTATTGTTCAGTTAATTGCTGATTGGGGACTGGTTGAAGTAGTTGATGTAAGTAAGGTTCAAGATATTGCTCCATTAAATCAAATCAAAGTTCTTCCTCATAAAGAAAAGGGGGATTGGATTCTGGAAACCAAGTATAATATTGGTTCTAAAAGGAAAAAGGTTGAAGAACCCGAATAATAAAGTAGGGAGTTCCACACTCCCCTTTTTTTATTATGAACTGCTATATAATAAGGATGCCTTCGGGATCCACAAAAAACAAACTCGCTTTTTAAGGAGCTACTATAATGACTAACCTTGCACGTTACACTGCTGCGGATCTACCTGCCTTGATGGATAGGATTACTCGCAATAGTATTGGAATGGACGAATATTTTGATCGTCTGTTTAATCTTCACGAAACTACAAATAATTATCCACCTTATAATTTAATTCAAGTAAATAGTGTTGAATCTCATTTAGAGATTGCACTTGCAGGATTTAAAAAGGAGGAAGTAAATGTCTTCACAGAGTATGGAAAACTTTTTGTCGAGGGGCAAAAATCAGATACAGAATCGGATAGGACGTTTGTCCACAAGGGTCTGGCTCAACGAAGTTTCAAAAGAGCATGGACTCTCTCCGACGACACTGAAGTCCGAGAAGTCGCCTTTGAAGACGGACTACTTGTCATTCGACTAGGAAAGATTGTTCCAGAACATCACACACGAAAAACTTACCTATAAATACTTAAGGCTGCCCCCAAAAATATCGTTGTCGCAGGGAGGTAACTGGCAAAAACCAGTTGACACCTCCCCTTTTTTTGTGCTATAATACTAACAGGTATGGAGTAAAAATGACTGTAAAACTTTTATTGCTTAAGTCTGGAGAAGACCTAATTGCAGACGTTCAAGAAATGGTTTTTGGTGAAGATGAAGAAAAACGTGTAGTAGGATATTACCTTACTAGACCTTGTATCGTAAAAATGAGAACTCCTAATCTTCTTACTGAAGAAAATGTGGACAAAGGTCCTCAAAAAATGGGATATCAAGTTCAACTTCATCCCTGGATGCCTTTAACTGTCGATGAGAAAATTCCAGTCCCTTCTGACTGGGTGGTTACGATGGTAACTCCAACTGAAAAATTAAAACAAATGTATGTAGAGGATGTTGTAAACTATGGAAAATCCAATCAAAGTAATGATGTTGGTGAGCAATCAAATTCTGATCAGTCAGATTGAAGAAGTTGGTGCCGATATTGGAGAACCTGATTGTAAACTTATCAAACCATTTGTAGTTGCTAGAGATCAAACTTTAGAACCCTTTCTAATGGGATACACAAAGGAAGATACTTGTATGATGAGTTCTGAAAAGATTCTAACACTTGTAAATCCCACACCAACACTTCTTGAAAAATACCAGGATCTTATTAAAGAATGAGTCAAAATTTTTATACTAATGTTCAGTTGATTGGAAACCAGTTTTTGGTTCGTGGAGTTGAGAATGGTAAAAGATTTGAAACTAGGGATGAGTTTTTTCCAACTCTTTTTGTAAATAGTAAAAAGGACTCAAAGTATAAAACATTAAGTGGAGGTAACGTAGAACCAATAAGACCTGGGACAGTTAGAGATTGTCGTGAGTTTTATAAAAAATATGATGAAGTTGATGGATTTGAAATTTATGGAAATGATCGATACATTTATCAATACATTTCAGAAAAGTATCCTGAAGATGAAGTAAAGTTTGATATCAGTAAAATTAAATTAGTAACTTTGGATATTGAGGTTGCTTCTGAAAGTGGGTTCCCTGACGTAGAATCTTGTTCTGAAGAGATCCTTGCAATCAGTATTCAAGATTATACAACTAAAAAAATTGTTACTTGGGGAGTTAAACCCTTTAATAATGTGCGTGATGATGTAACTTATCACTGCTGTGAATCTGAATATGCATTATTAAATTCTTTTATCAATTATTGGATGAT